CTACTGAAAGAACTCTCAAGATTTCATCTTCGCCAGGTTGACACCAACATCCAAAAGGAGTCACTACTTCCTAAAGGTAGTGTCATCAAGTCAAAAGTTTTCTTAAGACAATAGCGGAAAGAAAAGACACGTTAAAGAGAAAAAAGAAAACTCCACGTGTATAGATTCAAATTCTTTTACTTCATCGAAGAAGCTTTCTTCGGTAAGAAGCGACCTTGTTTTTCATCCCAATCAAGATCTTGCATACGCGTCTTCATCGAAGAACGCGAAGCAACGCTGACTGTATCATCATCGACTTCATGATCAGCGATTTGTTTTTGACCAGTAGCCAACAAACGGCGACTCTGTTGCATAACTTGCTTATAATTGAGGGTAGAAAAAGTTGTGGTGAAATCACCTTCAAACAGCTGAGATTCCAACGTCCAAACATTCACGGCATAAGTAGCCGCAGCCGTATAGTTAAGAGTAATGGTGACTTGTGCAGAGTCAGGAGGAGTTCCTCCAGGAATAAAAACCGTCCATACTCCAATGGAATCTGTAGCATCATGACAAGTAGAATCCACTTGGACAGTGTACCCCTGAGCTTGCAAAACTCCACCAAGATAATAACTGATCGAAGGGTCAGCATCCTGAGCTCCGGCCGCATAACAATGGATTTGCACAAAAGTGGCACATGGAGTCACAAAACCATGATTAAGAACAAGTGTACCATTGACATCACCCGCAAACGCACTGCTCACCATGGTATCAGCCAAATATGGCACTACCGTATTTGAGAGTGGCTGAACTGGTTTACACTCTGTCTTCCCTTCACTCGAATAGGAACCAAAAGGAACATGGGCATTGGACGTGCCAAAATTGATGGCAGAACCAGTAAATTGGGCATTGTACGACACTTCCTTAGCACAAGACTGAGAAAACTGAATGTTGTATCGCACAAGCAAAGTGCCCAAAACAGGCGTGTCGTCAGCGTTCAAGGCTGCATTCGAAACAGCAAAAAAGTGGCCAGCAGAAGTTTTTCGAACATCAGTGCTAGCAGTCTGACGACACCACAACCATTCTTTCGTGCCTGTCGCTAGAGAGCACTTCTCATAAAACGATGACATTTTTGCGCCATGTTGTTCAGCAACTTGCAGCACGGCCTGGCTAGTAAGCCAGGCTTGATCTTTATCACTCGGATCTTTGTCCACCCACCAAGTCATCTGACCTGATTGCGTGGTAGGACATGCCGGTCTCCATTCGAAAACAAAAGAACCTTTCCATTTTTCGAAGAAATTAGCAATCACTGCTATTGATGTCTGGATACCAAACTGCTGACCCAAAAATTGCAGAGAATAAGGAGTCAAATCAAAGAATTGGGGGGTGGGCAAACCAAGACCAGTAGTATCAGAATTGGCAAAAACACTCAACAATGAGCTGAAACGCACACTCGAACCTGAAATACTTTCAAGGTCAGCCAACACAATCGTGCCTGAAAAAGAGACCGTACCACCAGAACCCATAGACAACTTTTGGCTGCGCTGAACTGCTCGCACAAGACTTGTAATCGGGACTTGCGGCCTGCGAGAATTACGAGCACGTGCTTTCTGCTTGAATTTCTTTTGTGATGCACGTTTCCTTGAAGCTTTCTTTGATCGCACTCGCACTTTTTTCGAACGTTTTTTCTTCTGTTTCATTGAAGATTTTGGCGGACCATCACCTTTATGATTGCCAGCAGGAGAAAACTCATCAGCCAACAAAGGCGTCCCATTCGACGCGAAGGCAGCCATAACTTCTGGGTCCATGGTGTCGATCATAGCTTTTTCTTCCCAAGGGTATTGCTCTCGATCGATAACTTTCCGCTTCGACCAAGCTGGTTGCACATCAGTAATATTCAAGGCTTTAACGTGAAAGCCTGCTTGGGCCAACCACTTCTTAGCGGATTGAGGTAGAGACCGCGCTCTCTGTAAAAACAAACGGTCGGCTTGATTTTGGTTCATTGTGCCATAGTCGCGGTCATGCTTCTTGAAAAGCTCATCCAATGAATCCAAGGCCGGAATTGTCCAGTCTGGCATATCGGTAAATTTTCCACCAGAATAACGCGGACCACCCCAATTACCATGGTACTTGAATTGCATCTTGGCAAGCTGGTCCGTAAAAGGACCTGGATTTGATGCTTCACCAAAACGGTTCGATTCAAGTTTTTGACGCTTCACTGGATCTTTGCCATCACCAAGCATCAAGCGCATATTGGCACCTGCCATGTCAGCTTGCGCTTCAAGAAGCGAACCAACTGACGACATTTCACCAGGATTACGATCACAAACATCACCGACTCCAAATATCAGCACACCAAACATCGTAGCTTCCTCTCGATGATTGACACATGTACGTAATGGAGAATCGCAATCACAGTCGGTGACAGGGATCATTTCCTGTCGGGAAGCGCAAAACTGGAAGGAGTAACAGCTAGAGCAATTCTTGTAAACACATTTGCCCTCTTCAATTTTTGTGCGCGCCCGTCGCATGTAGTAAGTGTTGGGATTCCGGACCCTTTCACTGTTTACCACAGCAGCCTTCTTCGTCTCCAGGCTTTTTGGAGGACCTTCACCAGGATACCCAAGAGTTGAGTCAAACTCTTGACGAACACGATAAAATTGTTCTTGAATAGGAGTCATCGCCTTATCAACAAAAACAAAAGGGAATGAAGTACTTTTACCATTTGAACCCGTTTCTCGGCCTGTATAGAGCCACAACAGTTCCGAGTCTGTTTTATATATTGTAGCGACTTCTCCCCACCTCACCCCTGCGTGAATTTCAAAGCTAGAAGGTGTTGTCGAGAAAAGTTGTCGATACCGTAGGCGCCAAGCATGTATCAACCCGCTAAGAAGGCGACGGCAATCCACATTGCCCCAACTTTCTATTCGTATCGCATACAACCGCAGCAGGGTCCAACGAGGATCAGTAAGCTGGCTTTCCCCGTCAACATAGCTGGGATGAGCCTTACCCGCTTCGATTGCACCTGCCAACACACGATCAGTGTCAGGTCGAGGTAAATAAACGCCATCGTACAACTGTGACGTACAAGAAGTGTAAACACAATCCTCAACAGGGCGCGGTGTCACACTTTCAAACTCCTGGAGTGTGCCCCATGACGCCATCATTTGCAAAACGGCTGTAGCATTAAACCATGACAAAATAGTTTCTGAAATGGTGATTAACGAATCGTCACCACAAAGAGAAAGACAAAAATTTTTGTCTTGGAAAGCTTGCGTACCTGGGATCTGATCATCCAGCGTACGTTTCCGGTTTTCAATATCACGCAAAAGCACCCAAGCCATATTCCACAGGAAGGTGTGTCCAATCGTATTGTCAGTGATAGTGTTTGTGGAGCCCGATGGATTACCAATAAAAAACCACATCAGATCTCCCGCTTCACCATGAACTATTCGGTAAATCATCAAACGGTAAAGCATTTTCAACCGGCGATGCTCAACAGGTGTAAGGTCGCACCATTGTGAACGCAGATGCTGAACAACCCAGAGCAAAAAGGCCATCATTCGCGAGTCCCATTGACCACCATCAGAGGAATAGGAATGATTTCGTCCAACTTCCTGATGTTTGCGAATGAGGCGATCCCAAGTGCCCAAATATTTCGAGCTACCTACAGTACTCCAATTATTGAGGGAGGCACCCTCCATATAAAACTGCTGGTTCATTTCAAGACATAGACGATTCATAGCACAGACCATCTCTATCGGGGCACAATTGAAAGTACGAATTTTATTCGCATCGACTTTCACATTGGGTCGAATTTCATCTTTTAATTTATCTAGCCAAAAAGAGTAAAAGGCCGTGTTTTCGCTGTCTAGGGAAGTATTGAAATCCTCTAAGACTGCATAAGGCTCAAACCCAGGCAATTTCGATGGAGTTTGAAAAAACTCTTTTTTCGAATGAAAAAACTTTCGCCAGGGGGAACCACAAGATTTAGCCATATCTAACTCTAACACAACAGCTGAGAGTTGCATAGAACGTGCGCCGTCCAACGCATTGACGTATCTCTTGAAAGTAAGCGTGTATGCTTCTTCCCAATGTTGCATAAATGCAGGATGATCCTGCTCAGGAAATAGTGGACGTGAATACCGGTTTTTGTTAGAATAAGCTGCCGACATAATTCTTTCAAAATCTTCGTCCTTCATCCTTTCGCCCTCACGCTGAAAAGGCAAAGTCGGACGATAACCAGATTTGTATTCATATCCTAAGTCTACATAAGTTCGTTCCAATAAAGAATCATGCACACGTTTCGTTCGTGGTAGCGTATATTTCATACTCCCCGCAAAACCACGCTGCGCTGTGGGCGGCAGACGACCAACATGTGACGTATAATGCCAAAGGTGTTTGAGGTACGGCACCGATTTGGACTGGAACATAGGAGACTTAGACAAAGAAAATAAAGAAGGATTGACCAAAATACCCGATCGCTCATAGAAATTGGAAGTTTTTTCTAGGTCAAAGAGCAAAGGGGGGGGGAGATTTAGTGGTTTAAAAACTCCTTGCCCTCCTTCAAGCGCTGCATCAACGCTTCAGAGCAAGGGTAAAAACCATTTGCTTTCTTGATCTTCCCCAAACAATGAAAACCCACGATCGCAGGTTTAACACCCGAAGTATCCCACACAGGAGCTGAACAAGTACCTCGCTCCGAATTGCAAGTGTATATCACGACTGGTTGGCCTTTCATATAAGTATTGATCACTCCAAAGTTAACAACATCCTTGCCATCCTTGTCGTAATACATGGTGTAAAAGGCCCCGTTTGTCGGTTCCTGCAACTTGGGTGCGGGGAGGGAGGAAATCGCCACTGGAAACCACAACAGGTCAAGATCAATATTCTTCGCATTTGAAACATCCAGATGGTATTCAAGAGTGCCATATCTCAAAGTTGCCGTTTTTGCCATCCAACGTTCTCCACTCCAAAAAGCATGCTTCACAATAACAAAACCCGTTTTCCCTCCAAACAAAGTGTATGTAGCATTCACATACTGATTTTCTTCCGCATCTTCAGCATGAGTCCATACACGACCAATATATGGTACCACATCAATGGGTGCAATCGAATTAGCTTTCACAAGCAGACTCTCTTTAATCTCCTCACCCACTGGCTTACACTCTGTAAAATGCGTGCAATGGTGACCACCGCATCTCCGATTGCACGGACGACTCGGATCTGTGGACAATTTAGGATTGCAATCAATATGAATACACCCATCACCCCACACATGTGGACCCAAGAGACCTTTGTGCCAAGCTTCTTGCTGCGCCTCACGTTGTGGTCGTTCGTCCTGATCACGCACTTGCCAGTCAGCCAAGTCATTCAACGACATCGGTCGCTTTCCTTTGACTTTCACACCGGTTGCAGCGAAATCAGCATCATTCACTTGCCGAGCGCGACGACGTCCGTTTTTCTGCTTCAGTTGGTCAGCCACATCCTCTTCATCAACTTGTTCTTTGGTTTTACCAACACGCTGCTGATCACGAGTTTGCTTCTCCTTGGCCAATTGCTCATATGGATCATTCGTTTGATCATCGTCTGGCGCAGACGAATTTATCCACGCCTTCGTCGCTTGACTAAAATGTTGACGACCAGTTGCTTTGATGGCTTTAAGCTTTTCACGATATTTTTTTGCCAATCGTTTGTGAGCTTTGTGCACGACACCATCCCCTTCAAAGGCAATAGTGCCCACCACATCGGGCCGCTTGTGCTCTGAAACCTCTGGCAAATTATCAGACCACCATCGCGCATACCCTTTCTCGCCCTCACGCCAATAATGTCTTTTATCACATTTGCCATCACATTCCGCGTTTTGTTCATACTTTGGGCAGAGAATGGGGTGTTCATGCCGATAAGGACAATCCTTTGCAACACAGTCACCCATCAACCATGCAAAACAGACTCGACTAGCAAAGCGCACCTGCAACATGGCAGCCTCCATAATCGGACCCGGTGCATAAACACGAGTATACGGCAATGCGTGCGAATTGCCACATTTGCCATCACATACTACAGGGACATCACCCTTCCATGGAGCCTTGACCTTCTGTTTTGCTGAATAAATCAAAAAGGCTCGTTGTCGCGAACAAAAAGGTTTGCCGTCTTTGCCTTGAAAACGGAAAGCAAAACCCTCAAATATCGGATTAGTGACCGTAGGAACATCCTTGTTACCGTGCGCATCACACGTCGCACCCTTCTTAATGTCACAACACGCATAACATTTTTTACAGGTGTCCTTCACTTTGGGATGCAAACAAATGCCCATTTTTCGGCATGCCGCAGCAGACGTAGCTCTTCCTGCTGCTTGCTGTTCTTTCAAGTTTTTCGCAGTTTCACTCGACGTATCCACGCCGAGAAAAAACCTGCCAATATCGAGAACACACCTG